TTCAGTGTATCTCTTTCCTCGACATCCATTATGTAAAGCGCATCAAATCTAGCCTCTACAGCGTCAATTGCAAAATCTGTAACAGAATCATGTCTAATTCCGGGAACAACTAGTAGCTTTATGTCGACATCTGTCTTTGATGCCATGACATCTATTGCCTTTCTATATGCTGCAACTGTTGATCCGTCTGTTCCACCCTGATTTGATGAATCATCCATCTCTCTCTTAACAGCTGTGTTTAAGAATTTTGACTTTTGCTCATTAAAGATATTAACTCCGTCAAATCCTCCCTGCATGATGAATGTGAACTTGGCAAATTTTCTATTGCCTGATTTCTTAAGATCATCGGCCTTAAATGCACGTGTCTTATCTGCATCACTGGTTGGTATTCCTCCTGCTCTTGCATATGATGCGCTAACCCATTGTGCCGGATCAGCTAGACCGTCAGACCCTGTTCTGATCTTTATCCTTTCGAGCGTGAATAGATTATTATTAAATCTATCGCAGTCTAGAATTGTTCCTCCTGAATCAGCTGTTCCCTCATTGTTTCCAACTGAAACATTTCTGATATCATCTCTAAAGACAGGAAAATACTTGGAAAAGCTATTGATTGTCGGATCGTGCAGACCAACCTTATTAGGTTCAGATACACTTTCCTTTCTAGTCGTTTGAACACCCCAGTAAAGATATGCTGCAGCACGATCATTGGGAAATAGTCCCAGTTTAACACTCTCTCTCATTGGAACAGGCGGGACGACTGTATGCTTTAGAATCGTAGTTGCCTGGAGCCACACATTGCCACCGGCGGCGGCATCTGTTAGAGGATCACTTCCTGATGTAATAAGATGATTTGGACCTCTCACTCCCATTGGCAATGATTCATCAGGAATTACTCCATTCTTTAATGCGCTGCTCTGCTTGACCCTAACCAGATTTGACTGCACAGGGTGATCACCNTCTACAACAATTTTTTGTGATCCTGCATTTTTATCAAAGTCATAGAATATATTCTGGTCACCTATTACTCTAGCAATATATCGATCTGATGAGGGATCTAGACTCAATCCACGATACTGCTCAAGCGCCACCTTCTCATTATCAGAGTCATAGAAGTCTCTGATAACTAGATCAAACCTTCCAAATTTATTTGTATCTGAGGTTGACTTTTGAATATTCTCAATTGATATCTTAAACCTAGTGCTTACACCGGCACCGGCATCTAGCGCTTCGATTCTAAATAAGTTATAACTAGATCCACCGAAGCCCTGTGATACGACATATGGCGAGTGAGCTGTTGCAAATCTTGTCTGAAATCCTTCGTAATCTGGCTGAGTTGCTGCTCCTGAATTTCTTCCGCCAGCACCTGTTGTAATGAATGCAATTGGTTCAAGTGTTGGACCGCCTGGTCCTCCTAGCTGAGTTCCACTTCCAGGATAGACTACTCCTGCACCAGTAACAGCCGCAAGTGCTGGATGAATATCGTATCTTGAGTAAAGGAAGTGTCCCTTTTCCTCAATTTTAGCAGGATCTGTATTCATAACATCTGCAAAATAGTTAGAAGACCTAATATCAAAAGAGCATGTTATAACATTGGGATTATCTGCAGTATTCTTATGGCCGTTAAGTAATATTCTAAACTCTTGGTTTGATAGATTAACAGCACCTGTTATAGCACCTCGAAGACCTCCTCCGTGGTTACCTACAATTGCCGGCACAGTATTAGAGGGTTGGGCGTTGTTCCCAGTCGTGGCGAGCGACGATCCAGAAATTAGAGGTATTACACCTGAAGGTGCGAAAAGAATGCCTCTAACGATTGGAATACAGCCAAATGTACCTGATACAGTGCTACCAGATATCGGTGGGCTAGAAGAGGAAATTGGATTAAAGTGTGATAATCCCGCATCACTGAAAATTGTTGAACCTACAGACTCTGACATGTACACGCCGAGAATGTGTGTTCTTCCAATTGTTCCCTTTGGAACAGCNTAAGGGTTTGCACCAATTAATCCATTAGGCTGCGGTAATTTTTCTCCTACTGTGAATCCGGCGTTTGTCACCTTTCCAGATGTGGAATTCTTTTTCTTTCCGTCTCCAACACCTAGTACTCTAACATATGTGAGAGCTTGCGCATTTTTTAACCATTCACTAACAGCGAGTGGTCCAAATTTTTCACCGTCTGTATTTCCAAACTTTTTTGCAAAATCTCTATAATTTGCAACTGTGACAGGAACAAATGCAGGACCAAGGTCTGCAGTTCCTATAACGCCTGCAGGTATTCCAACAGGACCTGTTTCTGAGCTCCGCCCAGAGAGATCAATTTCTCTTGTGCTAACACCAGCACTTCTAAAGATGATTTCAGCCATTTAGAACTTCTCCACAAGAATCATAGATAAATATCTCTTAATCAAAACTTACTCCAGCTGATGTTATTATAAAGTCAATAGCAATAAATTCAACTGCACGCGTGGGAACAAGAACTATTCTTCCGTTTAGTTTATTTTGTTCAACGTCTTCAACTGTATTATTTGATTCATCCATAACAACACTAAACTGATCAATTCCCTGCTGCGTCTGAATTAACGAGAGCAGAGGTGTGACCTGAGTTACAAAGCGAGCTCTAGTCTCAGGAGTATTCTGTTCAAATACTATTTTGTTTGCTACATCTGAAACGAGTCTTTTTACCTCAAGTAACATTCTTCTTACATTAACTCTATCTAGAGATGTTTGTGCCTGCTGCAATGTTTTTTGTCCAAAAATAACAAATCCTGCATTTGGAAATGTTGCAATCGGGTTTATTCTAGACTCATATAGAGAATCTCTATCATCAGCATTTAATCTTGTCCTTGTATTCACAACAAAGTCAAGTGATGCTCTATTAAATCCCGCTGGGGCAAACCAAGGGTATGAAACACTATCACTAAAGGCTAGTGCACCCAATACTGCAACACTTGCAGGTGTCTCAACAGCTCTATTATTTATTGGATCATTAATAGAGACGTCTGGAAAATAAGCAGCCGCATAGTTTGTATCCAATGCCCTTGTGTCAAAATTCTCAATTGTCTTGGGAACATCAGGTCGTTTAGTGCTGTCATTGTATAGCCTATTATTGTCACCATCATACGATGGAACATCTATCACATAGATTGCTTTGCTATAATTTTCAATTAAGTCTGTCACATAATCAGTGACAGCGCTATCTCTAATTCCTGGAATAACAACAATATTAACACGTGATGCCATCTCATCTGTTAGTATCTCTGCTGCTGCGCGATATGAAAGTACAATATTGTTATTCTTTCCTGATCCTACTGCCATCGATGTGCTTAGCCCTATATTAAGTGGGTTGCCATCGGTGCTGGATAGATCTGATTCAGATGCCTTTCCATTGCCATCGGCTGAGGTTGCTCTGTCATTAAGTCTTGCCATATCTCTATCAAGAATGTTGACTCCGTCAAATCCGCCATAGAAGAAATTTGTAAATTTAGCAAAGTTGCTGAACTTATTAAAGAAAACTGATCCCGTAAGTGAGACAAGTGTAGCGAATGTTATTCTGTCGTTGGCGCTGCCATCAGAAACAGTATATGATGTTGCGTCTGGAGCACCATTTCTAATATAGCATGTCTCAAGTATGTGATCATTCGCAGTTCCAGTTATTTGATTTGTGACAGCCTGATTAATTCCATCACGACCGCTACCTGTTAGAGTATCAGCCACAATATTTCCTAAAGCAACCCTTGCAAGTGTGAACTTATTATTATTAAATTCATCTCTTTCTGAACCTGTGACGAGCAAGTCCATTTTTTCTATTCCTAATAGTTTTGTATAGCTTGATATTAACGGATTTGGAGTGCTCGACACATTTGTGTTAAGAATTGAATTGTCTAGAGAGCTGCTGTGGGGAACTATCTCAAATTTTGTTCCCCAGTAGAATCTTGCATCAACTCTTTCACTATTTCCAGGTGATCCTACCAATCCGGATGTCGCAACATTGCCCCTTGTTACCTTAAATCTATATGGCACAGGAGGAACAATTGATCCAGATAAATGTCTTTCTTGCGGATCAGCAACAGTTGAACCGGAGGGATGTGCCGGCGTAAAGTTTAACCTTGA